AAACGAGATTTTGTGGTGTTTGATTGCCAACCGCCATCAAAGATGGTCATGTCGGTATCAGAAACCTCAGCGATGAGATTGTTGTGAAGGAAGACAGAAGTCACGACACATTCTTTATCTTCATTGTAGAAGTTGATAACTTTAGTGTTACCAGACTTCCAATCAGTTTCAGATTTGATTGCATCGATCATTTGCTGTTCGATCTTACGCATGTGGTTGAGTGGTTCCTACACTATAGGGGACATTTCGAGGTTACTAACAATAATCAGAACGGATGTGTCCATGCAAGTTGTTGTTTCTTCGTGATTCTTCCGTCACGGAGTAAACCATCGACCACATTATTGAAGACTTGTTGTTTCTCTTCTCGTGTGAGGTTCTTGTCAACATTCAACGCAGTATCTCTGACCACGCGAATGACTTGTGCTTTAGATAGTTTCATTTGGAGAGGAGAAAACGACGGGCTTCGTATGCCTGAAACTGTGAATTAAAGGTGGCAATCTTGGTCATGTCTTCACGCCAATACAATGCCCATTTGTGTGAACCAATCACACCTTTGATCAGAATAGGGTTATCAATGCCGAGTGGGTAAGCCATATCAACCTCCGTAGACTTCTTCGGCCATGGGAGTGTCACTCATGCGATCAAGATGATCCCACAATGTGTTTTTCTCACCAAACATTTGCTCGAAGAGATCAAGATCTTGACGATCGTATTGATCCTTAACGAGCCAGATCTCTTGTTCGATCCATGCAACTTGGGCACGAGCTTTGTCGAGTGACTTGCGCAACTCGTAAAGCTTTTGGTTTCGTTCGGTGAGAGTCATTTTAGTGTCGTTCATACTATAGAAGACATTTGGAGGTTACTAACTTTAATTCGTCAAAAGATTAAAGATAAACATTACAACACCACCAACAATCATATAGAAGAAAAACTTAGGTATGTTGTAGAAAAGAATCTTTAGGAAAGTCATTTCATATACAGAAAAGAACCATAAGGATCGCAAATCGTAGGAGATTCGATAAGATCTTCGATCTGATACCTGATACCAACTGCTGGTGCTTTGTATGAAGCTGGTTTATAGCAAGCACCAGTGTTCTTGTCTACAAACATCCAGCAAGAACGACCACGGTCTCTCTCACTGCCAACCACAAGATAGCTCCAGATCTTTACATATTTCCGACCAACTTCAACCTCCAGTTGAGTATAAACAGAGTTGCAAGATTCAAGTGCATTTACTTTCCAAAAGTCGTTGAGAGTTTCAACCAGACAATCAGACAGAAACTCACCTTTAGTTTGAGTGATCATAGTGGAAGTGTTGTTCATACTATGGAGGACATTTAGAGGTTACTAACTTTTATACGTCCAACTCTTCGGAGGGATTGGAATAAAGATCGTTCTCAGTTGTGACATCAGTGAACACATCTTCATTCTTTTCAGAAAACAAGAGATAAAGAATCTCATCGTTATCTTTCACATTCCACTCCTGATACAGTGAAATAATATCACCTGAAACCTGATCTTGCTTCTTTTTCTTCTTTAACAGTTTACCAAGTTTTTTGACTTGTGATTCATATTGTTCAAGTTGTTCGTCAGCGATATACTGAACTCGGTCCATATTGAACGTGAAGTCAGTACCATCGACCTGAAATGTTTCGACATTAGATGTATCAAAGTTCATCATTCTGCGGTCACGGTAGTAGCTTTGCCAACGTTAGATGGACCTTTCCAAACCAAACCATCTTCTTCCCATTTTGCAATAAATGCACGGCGAAGCATCATCAACTCATCATATCGTGTCTGTTGATTGACAGTGTAGTTGAAGTTTTGTGCCCTCCAAGTCTTACGAAGTTCTTGAAGTTCGCGAATGATTTGAGAAGAATTGTTCATGATGTTTGGCTTACAATAATAGTGACGTTTGGGAGTTACTAACTTTAATTCTTACAGAATTCAAGTAGTTTGTATGCAATTGCATCGGCAGAAATACCTGATGCTACCACATAGGCTTCAATTTCCATATGGATCTCTTTATTAGTGAGTCCTAATCCTTTGAGTCGATCAAACAAAGCATTGATTTTTTGCTTAGTCCATGATGATGATTTAATGAACTCTATCAGTTCTTCCTCATCAAACATTGGTAAGAATTTACCATCAAAAAGTGGACCAGCATTACAGTCTTGAATGACATGTTGTGCTTCGTGTCTGAATGTATCTAAATCATTTTCTGTCCACTCAACTTGACCCTCTCCAGGTTTTCTATTGTCTTGACAGACAACGAGAAGTCCAGAATAAGGGAAGTAAATACCATCGAGCTGAGGCTTAGAATCATAACAATGGACGGGATTATTGACGACGGTTGTGACACCGATTTCGTCCAACACTTTCCAGAGTTTAACATGATCTTTGAATGTTGAGGCATTAACAGAGTTGAATGGGATCAGACTGAGTGCCGATAATGTGGCGAGGATATACTTTTTCACAATAATGATGGATCAACATACATCATTATATCAGCTGGATCATCACTATCAAGATATGTTTCAGTGACACGAACTGCATCATCTACGTTAGAGAATATCATTTCCACATTGTCAATCGTCTGATCATTATGAACAATGACAGTCAAAGGTTCGACACCAGACTCATTGATGAGACCAGAAATATCTGACCAAATATAATCACAATCAAAATCATACTTGACGGTGACACTTTGAGTCGTGATCATTTGCCTTCCTCCAGAGTAACAGTACGATACTGATTGATAACGTATTCAAGTTGTTCGATACAATGACGCATCGTAGCACGTGAATAACCAGTGGCGTAAGGATAACCCTGATCAGGATCCTCCAGTGATTCGTATGACACTTTTACGCCATCTTCCAGATTCTCGATGATTGTTTGAAGTTGGGTGTCAATGTTCATGATGAGTATAAAAAGACCGCTGTAGAGGATGTCAGACACCTCTCAGCGGGAAACAATTAGACAGTGGCCTTAGGACCAAATTCACGTTGATAAGAAACCCGTACAAAATCGACGTAACGATTGATGAATGGCTTGACAAAATCAACGAGATCTTTAACATCTTCAACAAGTTTCTTGGTCTCGAATTGATGAATCTGCCAACGAACTTTAATGTCGGCGAGATACTCCTGACGAGTCACAATAACCTGAGGAGGAGTTTGAGTCATAAAAGAGTGGTGACTACACTATAGGGGACATTTGGAGGTTACTAACTTTTTCTCTTTTTGAGTTTGTTAATCAAAGTCATCGCAGATTTGTGGTTACGACATACTTTGACAGGGACACCATTGTGTATCACACACATTTTAGTTTCTGATCCTGCCATAGGAATTGCAGCCAAGTATCCATCACCAATCACGATAGGTAATGGACCTGGTTTACAATCAAGAATGGCTGAATTTGTGTAATTCATCCCCAGTTCTCCATATATTCTTCCAAAGTGTAACCTTCTCCTGTACTGGTTTCTTCTACTAACTCCTTTAGATTCATTTCAATCAAATCTTCACGATATTCTTCGGGAGTTTGATCATCAGGATCAGGATCATCATGACAAAGATACTCCCACTCTGCCACGAGTGCATCAATAAGTTGTGCTTTAGAATAATTCATCGACGTGTCACACTGTCAAGAATTTCACCCTTTTCAAACACCGTGTCGATAACATTTTGAAGAGCACGTTGTGTAGAGATACCCACCTTAGAATAGACAGGAACCACACACAAACCAAATGCTTTTTCAGGAGATGTTCTCAACACACGTCCGACACTTTGAGTGAGTTCGATCACATCCATGTTACGAAGGAAGATGACACTATCCAAACGATTGATAGAGATACCTTCAGACAGAATAGAACGGTGAAGAACAACAAATTTCTTGTCAGGATCTTTGCCCCAAGTGTTTAGTGTCTCGAAGAATTGTTCACGGTTGACCTTCTTACCATCAACAACTGCACCAGTTTTTGATGTGATGTAGAGGAAAGAATAACCACGATCCTGACACTGTTGTGCAAAATCAGTGTGTGCCATGAGATTCATGAGTTGGCGACTGGTTCTCACACAGACCAGAATCTTCTTCATGTCAATGTCATCCATGGTAGAGATGACATGTTCACAATCAACGTCACATGTGATCTTTTTGGCATTTTGATGAATACCAAACTCTTTCACATACACTTTAGGAGGTGCAATGTATCCACCCTTGACAAGTTCTGGTGCAGATACACGAGCAATGATGTCACCATAGACCTCACGATCGTTCATCCCTGGTTTATTGATAGTGACCGAAGTCTTCCTCGTAGCAGTGAAGAAGAAACAACGATCTGCATGACCAGAGAAATACTCTGTCGGACCAAAAAAGTTACGTTGGACACTGTTATGTGCCTCGTCAAAGTAAATCGTATCTACAGCAATTCCAGACTCTTGCACACGGTGCAGGGAGTGATATGTAGTGAAGATGATAACATGTTCACGAACAGTTTGACACATCTCCACGAAGAGTTTGATGTGGTCAGACTTGGTTGTTCTGAAATGTTTGGTCTCTCCACTGTGAACGTGGAGAACATTTGCGTTGGTGACT